TTAACCATGTTTACGAGTCTGAATCAGGACATATCTGGGAAATAGACGATACCCCTTCTGGCGAGCGTTTACATCGTGAACATAAATCTGGTACATTTGAAGAAATCCATCCAGACGGTTCTATGGTTACCAAGATTGTTAAGGACAACTATGAGATTATCATGGGCAACGAGAATGTCTATGTTTCTGGTACGGTAAATCTTACCATTGGTGGTAACTGCCGTCAACTTATTAAGGGTGACTACGTTCTTGAGGTCGAAGGTAACTATACCGAAAAGATTGGTAAGAACCATCAAGTTAAAGTTGGTTACGGAAAGAGTGGCGGAAACCGTGAGGAAGAAGTCATGGGAAATCACTCTTGGAATATTCAATCTAACATTAAAGCAAGAGTGGGTGAAGATGTAGATACCTTAATTGAAGGTAACGAGACACGTAGTGTTAACGGTATTGAAGGTAGTGATCTATATGTTCGGAATAATATCTTTTCAATTGCTATGAATGGCAATCATGATATGGGTGCTAAAACCAATATCTCTATATCTACTCAATCGGGAATTATTTCTGTTAAGGCAGGAGATAAGTTGAACGTCAAGTCTGCAAAGGCAATGCACTTAAAGACAGAAGCGGATGGTCTAACCATCGACTCTACTGGATTGGTAACGGAAAACTTCTTAGCATCTCATACTAATAACACTACTGGTACTTTCGACTTGAATGTATCGTCTGAAGTTGATATAGACAGTGCATTAATTAACTTGAACTAGGAGATACGATGCCAGAAACAACAAGAGTTGGATTAGATAGTCATGTAGGTCATGCAAGTCCTAGTCCCGGCCCATTTCATCAGACCGCATACGCAACTGGAAGTCCAGATGTAAAGGTTAATGGTGCAAAGGTTGTCCGAATAGGTGACACAACCTCATGTGGTGACCCTGCCACTGCTGGTAGTTCTACCGTATTCGCAAATGGGATAGCAGTACACCGAAAAGGTGACGCAACTGGCGGTCATGCAAGTTGGGTTCCTAATGCTTCTGCATCTGGTTCAACGAATGTGATTACAGGAGGATAAAATGGGATTAAGAAATTTAAATGTTCCTAACTTATGTGGAGCTTCTACGGAGTTTAACTCTTTATTGTCTTCTTGTCAAGACGTAAAGGGAAAATTGTTGTCTCAATTAGAAGCAGATGCGTCTGCTTTGGCATCAGAACTATCTTCTGGACTACAGAGTTGTACTGCTAGTTTAGAAGGACTTGCTTTACCGCAACTACCTGTTCCTTCTACTAGTTTACAGGCAGAACTTACAAACCTAATAACAAAAACCGTAGGAAGTCCAGAGTATATATCTGCTCTTGCGATTATTGAGAATAAATTTTCGGCGGGTCTTACTGCAATGGGTCAAGATATCAATTCTTTGGTAACAACTGCCCTTGGAACGATTAGTGGCCCCACAGATATGTGTGGAGCAATACCTAATTTTAAAGTTGATCCAGATGGTAATGTGTTTGAGGAAGCAAAAGAAACTCTACAAGCCGCAACGGATACTGTTGTTGAACTTGTGAGTGAATTATCGAATAATAAAGAACTAGAAAGTAATATGACCGCACTTGCTACAGAGATGGCTGAAAAAGCAACCATTGCTGCACAGATTTTGAAGGAAGAAGCGGAAGCATTTGCAGAACTTGGGATTCCTCAAGAAACATTTGATCCAATTACCCAAGAGATTAAGGAGATTGTACCAACTGTAGTTCCAACAGCACCTACATCAACAATTTTTATTTAAACAAAAGAGGTTATGATGTTTGATTTACGTCAAAAGAACATAGTTACTCTACAGGTATTATATTGGATGCCTGACTACCACAACATACTACAGGAATTTATCTGGCAAACTAATGATATCCGCCCAGAGTACCCACGCATACACAAATTCCTTAATTTTTGGCACGATGAAATAGAAGCAGTCATCAGTGAAGTTAATTTAGCGGAAAGCGGGAGAACAACGAGTGATTATAGGAGACTCAACTTTACCAAAAGATATAACTAGAGAAGCATATCTAACAAAAGCTTTTGGTATTGAACTAGCAAAACCTAAAAGAACAAATATCGAAGGGTTCTCTATAAGAGATTATGAGAATCCAAGTTCTAGAGTGGAATATATGAAAATTCCGCTTGACCTACCGTGGAAAGAATTGGAGAAGGATGTAGAACTTGCATTTTCGCAATTCGGATGGTGGGGTATGATTAATCGTTCAAAACAATTAAAGTATAATGATAATGATCGTAGTCCTATATACGGCGGACTAGGATTAACATACAATCCAAACATGGAAGACAATCCTCATTCACATGGGTTGGGTAGTAAAGTGGAAAGAGTTGACGGTCATGATACCTATTCTGACCATCTTGGACTTAATCGAAGAACTGATGTTACATACTTCCGCTCTTTTAAATATGTCTTTGACCTATTCAAACCATTTACACTTATTCAAGGTCGATTGGCACAGATAAGAACAAGAAACGGAATTGGATTACCGCATTTACGTGGCGGAGCTAAACCGCAAATGTATCATGTGGATGAATGTTGTCAGAGTACCACCAGAATATTAATTCCTCTGGTATATGATGAGAATTATTGGATAGAGTTTTACGAGACAGGGAACAGGATTGATTTTGAGCCTGGATATGGATATTTCATTAATGTGGAGTTAATGCATAGATGGAACTACAAGTATACGGAAGACCCTATTAATCGAACTGCAATTGTAGCAGGATTTAGTCCTTGGTTGGAATTTAATGATGGTAATTGGACTGCTAATGAATATACTAATGTAATGCATCCAGTAGACATGATACGGGCAGGCAAAGTCTTATAAATAAGTAAAAGGGAGCTATTAATGGCAATTACCGCACATCTAGATGCCGAAGGAACTAACACTTCTTCAAGAGCAGCTCAGAAATATAAAGACTTAGATTTAAATTTCAAACGAGTTGGCTCTACTAAGGATATTAATATTGTTACGGATGTTACTGCTGTCAAACGCTCAGTTAGAAATTTAGTTCTAACTAATCATTTTGAAAAACCATTTCACCCAGAGATAGGGTCAGGAGTTAGGGATATACTATTTGAACCGATGACGCCAATTACTGCTAGTATTTTAGCAACAGCTGTTGAGGACGTAATAGAGAATTATGAACCAAGAGCTAGATTAATCGGTGTAAGGGCTTACCCAAATTTAGACCAGAATGCTTACGAGGTTTCCGTAGAATTTTTTGTAGTTAATGCACCTACGGAAGTAATCACTTTGGACGTTATGTTAGAGGTGTTACGATAATGGCAACAACAAAAAAATTACAAATTACAGAGTTTGATTTTGACCAAGTTAAAACAAACCTTAAAACCTTTATGAAGAATCAAGATCAGTTTGTTGATTATGACTTTGAGGGTTCGGGTATGAGTGCATTGTTGGATGTTTTAGCATACAACACTCACTATCTTGGTTATAACATGAACGCAATGGCAAATGAGATGTTTTTAGATAGTGCAGCTTTAAGGTCTAGTGTTGTAAGTCATGCTAAACATCTGGGGTATGAAACTACTTCTGTTACAGCGTCAACCGCAAGTGTAAATATCAAACTTAATACTTCCTCATTGAATACCGCAATTATGCCAGCGGGAACTAAGTTTCTATCAAATCTATTAGAGGGAACCACATATGAGTTTGTTACTATTGATGACTTTGTAGGATATTCTGCTGGTAATCATATTCCATTTGAGAACATAACAATACATGAAGGTACAAGAGTTACATCTAGGTATACGATGGACTCAACCAACCTTGACCAAAAATTCTTATTGTCGGATGAAAATGCGGATACTAAAACTTTACGTGTGTCTGTACAGAACTCAGCATCCGATACTACATTAACAACATATACTAAAGCAACTGATATTACGCAAGTAACAGGTACGTCTTATTCTTATTGGATAGAAGAACATACCGATGGTAGATATGAAGTGTATTTCGGGGATGATGTTGTCGGAAAAAAACTAGTAGATGGAAATATTGTACTATTAACATATGTGGTAACAAATAGTTTTGCTGCTAATGGCGCAACTAGTTTTATTAACTCTGGCGCTATTGATGGTGTCTCTGATATAACAACTACTATTATAGATAATTCTTCTGGTGGTTCTGATGCTGAAGGTATATCATCTATTAAATTACGTGCGCCTTTAGACTTTGCATCTCAGGGCCGATGTGTTACTACTGAAGATTATAAACTATATGCAAAAAAATTATTTCCTAATACGAAAGCAGTTTCCGTATGGGGTGGTGAGAGCGGATCATTTGATCCAGCACTTGGTGTTGTTAGTACCGCTGCATATGGTAAAGTTTTTATCTCTATTAAATCTACTACAGGAGTTAATCTTACTTCCACAGAAAAAAATACTCTGGTTTCTCAATTAGACAGATATAAGGTTGCATCTATTACACCAGTAGTTGTTGATCCAGAAACAACAGAACTTGTATTAGAGACTAAATTTAAATTTAACTCTAATCTAACAACTAAATTAAAATCAGAATTAGAAGCTGATATATTATCAAAACTTCAAAATTATAATACAAACACACTTCAACAGTTTAATTCTGTGTTTAGATTTTCTGCTGTGTCTAAGTTGATAGATGATACTAATGTTGCAATTCTTAATAACATTAGTTTAGTTCGTATGTCTAAAAAGTTTACTCCGCAATTATCTACTGGTCAAGCACATAACCTTTATTTTAATAATACGCTATTCCACCCATATAACAAATACAATACTGATCTTGGTGGTATTTTAACATCGACAGGTTTTAAAGTTGCTGGTAGTGCTAATATAGAATACTTTGATGATGATGGTGAAGGTAATGTTAGACGTTATTATTATGTTGGTAATACTAGGACATATACAGATAAGACAGCAGGAACTATAACATATCAAACTGGAGCTGTTGTTATTGGTCGAGTTAATATAACAACAGTAGAAAGAGTTGATGGAGAGATTTCATCTAGTGTTCGTATAACAGTCTTACCAGACTCAACTGATATTGTTCCAGTACGAAATCAAATATTGGAATTGGATTTTATTAACACAAGTGTCGTAGGAGAAATTGATACTGTTGCTGTTGGGGATGCTTCAAGTTCTTCCGAATATGTAACTAATTCTTCTTTCCCAACTAATAAGAGTATTTAACAAATGGCAAGTAAGACAAAATTGCTTAATAAGATATCGCCTCTTATTGAGGGCCAAGTTCCAGATTTCGTACAAGCCGATCACCCGAAGTTTGTTGAGTTCTTAAATTCTTATTACCAATTCTTGGAAGCTGCGGAACTCAAGATTACTGCTGGTATTGATAATCTTATATTAGAATTAGAAACTCCAACTTATATTCTTAATCAGGATTCGGATAGAGTTATTCTAGAAACTGGTAGTGGAACTACTGGTAAGTTTGTTGTTGGCGAAACAGTACAGGGAGATAGTTCTGGTGCAACAGCGAAAGTTTTAGTTCAAGACATTACAAAAGATGAGGATGGTAATAGTAGACTTTTTATTAGTTCTAACCAATCATTTATTACAGGAGAAAATCTTAGTGGATTGACTTCTGGTGCTAATGCTAAAATTCAAA